CAACGAACTGAGCATGGCCGAACTGACCGCCACCATACAGAGCAGCGTTGGGAGCCATCATACCCATCAGAGGGTTGGGCTGACCCATGCCGGGATATCGAGCCACTTCACGGAAACCTTGGTCGGCACGCAGGTCCTTCATGAAGGAAGGATCAGCGATACAACGGTAGTAACCGTCGGCGAACACAGGCACGTTGCGCTTACGCAGCTGCTTGACCACCTCGAGGAGGTCGGTCTTCACATTGAACTTGAAGCGCTCAGAAGCGTATTCGGTTGAGGAATAAGCATTCAGGCTGGTCGAGGAAGCCTTGGTCTTACTGTTGGGGTAGTAGTAACCACCTTGGGTATCCGAAGAGGCGCCACGGGACTCAGACTTGAACAGTTCGTCCAGGAACACACGGTCGCGCCAACGACGATAGTCGTCGAGCAGAGTCAGCGAACCGATGGACTGGTGGAACATGCTGAGGTTCCCGGTGTCCAGCAGCAGACGCTGAGCGGTCATCAGAGTCTCGCGAGCAATCTTGAAGGTGCTCGGGAGGTTGGCGTTGTTCGGGTCTGCAGGACCGGTGTACTCACGGAGAGACACCAGCACCTTGTCCTTGACAATCGACCGGCTGTTAGCGGTACCGATGGTTTGATCCTGGGTACGCTCACGGTTGGTCTTCGTACCAGGGTTGCCCCAGAAACGATAGCGGTCGAGCTGAACGGTTTGACCCGGCTGTTTGGTGAAGTCGTGGACTACAACGGGCTCGCAAGCCATTTCCACGATATAAGCCGGATGGGGGCGGTACAGCTCCGCACCCAACAGCTTGGGAAAGTCGTTATCAATAAACATTGTGGTTCTTCAGCGTAGGTTTAGCTGACACCGGAGATCCAGAAGATCCCTGAATGGCGACAAAAAATCACCCGGAAATCTGGGAACTTCTGTCCCATTAATAAAATTATAAGATTACTTCATCAACCCAGGTTATTAACCTTCAGGGTTCATCATCACCGGATAATTGTAACCATTTAGCATGTTGCCAGCTGCATACTGCATGGGAGCCATCGAACCCATCGCGTGATACGGGTTTACCGTTGCTGGTTGCATATCAACTTGCGCTGCCTGAATCTCAGGATCAAGTGCCCCACCACCAGCTGCTTGCATCGCTAGCAGAACTTGAGCAGCTTTAGCCTCTGCTTGTTTTTTACGGCTCGTAGATTTGTTAACGGCCTTTTTAGCTTTAGACTTGTCCATCAGCGACCTCCTTTTTTCTGGGGCATGGGTGGTTGGATGAGCATCGGCAGCTGACCGGTTAAAGGCATCATCGACATCATTGCGTATTGCTCTTGATTGATCAGCTGATTTTGAATATTTTCAGCCGCTTTTTGAAACTGAGGAGCAAGCAGGCCATTACGCGGCAGTGGAGAGCCAGGTAGATTTAACTTTAAATAAGCTGCATCTAGATCTTGCGGCATCCTCGGTTGAGGAGCATTTGGATCTCCAACAACAGGACCGCCATTCATCATTCGAATCGCAGCATATTGGTCGATGTTTCCAGATTGAATTTGACGAGCCACATCACTAGCGCCAAAGGCTACAAGACCTGGAGCACCAATCGGACCACCTGCGGTACCAATGGCAGCCAAGAATTGATCGGCTCTGTCCCTGGCACTTGCTTTTTTAGACGCCATAGCAATTTCTAATAAAAAAGGGGCAGCTTTACTACCCCTTATTTTACATTCAGTGTATTAAGGAGATCACTCCATCACCAGAAGCTTCTGACGGAAGGCATCGGGAGAAGCCATGTTCAGGTAGCGCCAGGCATTGGCGGGATCGCGCTCAGCAACGGAACCGAAGCTGTTCCAGAACTCAACAGGGTTACCCTGTGCTTGAGGTTGGGGAGGGATGGGCATCTCAGGGCGTTGAGGAGCTACAGGACGTTGGAACTGCTGACCAACAGCTTGGGCCTGGGGACGAGCGTAACCAATCTCTTCGTCAGGGATTGGATAAGGACCGTTCTCACCAAAGAACTCACAGGTGTAATCAGCCAGAACGTCAGGATCAGTCAGGATCGTCTCGTAAGCTTTGTGCTCATTGGAGAGTTCCTGAAGCAGATTTACTGCTTCGATCAGCTGACTGTTGGTGGTGATCAGTGAATCCTCAAGCTGACAAGCGTAGTTATTGAGGATTGCGGGAACGTCAGCACCGAAGTGATCAATGACCTCAAGACTTGCTTCGCTTACTCCGTTGGCGCGGAGCTGCTGGGGGCTGATTTCCAGCGAAGTTTGGGAAGAGGCGTTGGAATATGCCGGGTTGCTGTTGATCCCAGGCATAGAGGTCGGCATCCCCGCGTTGTTGTACTGGGGAGCTTGTTGGGAAGCGTAGCTGGCCGGGTCGATTGCCTGGGTCTGCGCCGACTGTTGACCCTGGAACGGGAATTGGACGGGCGAACTCAGGAGCCCCACCACCTTGTTGAATGCCTCCTTGTACGGGTTCTCCGCTTGTTGGGGCACCTGGGGTGCTTGGTATGGCGACGCTGTAGGGATTGAGGGGTAAGCGCTCACCCCCATCTGTGCCTGCATTTGCGGGGCTGGGACCACCGCTTGCTGGTAAGGTGACACCCACTGGGGATTGGTTGAAACCGCCGGGGTTTGTGCCGCCGTCTGAGCCACCGGAGCCCCGTAGCTGATCGGCTGGGTCGGGGATACTTGGGGTGCCGATTGGGTCGGCATTGCGGTATCGGCCTGCATAGGTTACCTCTTTTTGTAGGCTTTCGAGTGTTCGGTAAAGGAAGGGAGTGAGATCGAGTCTCGGATCCGCAGCCATCGGTAAATTCGGTTGCTGCGGATGTGGAGTCCGCATTTCTTGATTTACAAGATCAATAAATGCGGAGTAGGCCCTCTGTACTTCCCCTACCATTCGGAATGGGAAACCGGAGAGCATGCCCGCGATTTCATCATCCGTTTTTGAAGGGAATAAATACTTCAGTGCTTCTATGCTATCAACGCCTAACTCTTGTAGATTCCGCGTAAAGATAGACTGGTTGAGTTTATCCTGTGCAGTATCTTCATACACAGGACCCATCCAACGCCACGCGACGGTGCGATCACCATCAGGTGCTAAACCGAGAACGCCGTCTGGAATCTCTTTGGTTTGAATGGCGGTATCAATCGCCTTCTGTAGTTTCTTCTCGTAAGCAGCTTTTTGCTTCTCATACTTTTGCTGAGCAGCCTCATCCTCTGGATCCTCAGGGGCAGCCGGATACTTAATTCCAGAAGCATAGGCAAGTGATTTCCGGAAGATCTGTTCTTCCTGGAAAATCATCAGCTCAAAGCACTTACAGATGCCATAGGTGTACAGCATTAAGCACTTTTTCTTAGCCGTAGCACTGACTCGTCCATACGCTGATTTAATCTCAGTTGCAGTGACGTTTGTAATACTCAGGTCATCAATACCGCCCAGCGCCAGGCGAATTTCACTTCGGAGTTGCTCAGAATAACGAGACTGGTCTGTACTTACGGCATTCGGTGTAATAAAACCAACACGATCTGTTGGCTCCAGGTTAGCGATAACCCTTGGCACACGCATACCAGAACCAGGGCGACCGTTATATCCTGGCTGTTGACGGGTGACGTTATCTTGCTTATAAGTAGAGCTGGATAGGAAAAATTCAGATTGGAATCCGGACTGACTGGAAATACTGGGGCGCTGAGCTGTGTCGCTCTCCGCGCTTTCAACGATATCTTGTTTCGGACGAGAGGAGAGGAGTGTCGGGTTACCAAAGAATGAAAGGTTTGCCCGGATGTTCTTCACCATCTCATCGTGGGCAACGATTTGATTAGCCAACCACTCAAACTCGCCACTACCTTCAGTGCCAAATGCATCTGGGTTATTGAAGACCTCAACACAAGGGATAAACTCCATTGAGTTGACAACGGTCTTCTTGTCGAAAATACCATACTCAAGTGAAGGCATATCAAATGAGATCTCTTGTTCACTGTGGAACTCTTCGATCTCAGTAGCAGTAATGCGAAGCCGCATATACCGCTTATCAGTACTTAGACCAACACCCTGAAAACCCTTACTAGATTTGACTTTATACGGATAAATGATGATTACTTCTTCCAGGTCGCCTTCTGGGGAATAGTAAGTTCTGTAAGAATCTTTATCAAACCAGTAAAGACGATACGTCTTTTTCGTAGGACGGATATAAAACAGACCTTTACCGTAGGTTAAAAATCTATCCCATATTGAATCGAGACGTGCATCCAGCTTATTGAATTTAATGACCTGTTGTAAGAAATCAAAACGCTGCGTACCAAAATTATCTTGCTCAGGATAAAATTCGACACCCTGACGGATGCCAAACATTCTCATCTGAGAAAGGTGTGCATTGACCAGCATCGTATCTGCTGGTCCACTACCATCTCTAGTGATGACTGCCTTGAGGATAGAATCTAGTGTGGATTTTGGACTATCGCTCATGGGTGGGAGATCTCAAGATTATTCTTCAATATCGTAGCCAGCGGCAATACGTTTGAGTGTAATTGTATCGTCCTCCACTTCGACATCAAACCGTTCATTGGGTTGAAGCGCCATATCGTGGCACAGTTCGTCAGGGAGGGGGATAACAGCAGAGCCATAAGCGTCCTGCTCGAGCTCAATGGTGTAGTAGCTGGTGGACATTGGGGAAAGCTTCTCCTAGTTTAGGTCCAAAATACTTTATCCCTATTCATATCTAAACTTAAAATTGAAGTTCCAGTTTCCCTCGGGTCATTAAACCATTACACAGCCAGACGAGGGCGTCAACACAATCGTCATGTGAGCTTACGCCAAAGTTGATGATCTCGTCTGTAAGTGGACCGAAGCGACGGAATTTGTTAAAAATTATCTTCCTCTGCTCAAAAAGACCCATAATCCCACGGAAACGCGCAACTTTATCGCCACGGAAACCTTTAACCGCGTGCCAATTCATGTTGTACAGTCCATGGTCCCCTAAGCAGATCCGTTTGAAGTCAGCTTCCAGGGATGCTTGGTATGCTACAGCTTCTGACCAGATATCGACATTACTACCAGTGGGGAAGTATCTTCCATTGTCCTTGTGAATGACGCCCCATTCTTCCATCATCTCCATGAGAGCCTCGAGCTTTTCAAGGTTTCCCATAATTCGAATCCGTTTACAGTCCACAATATGGATCTTATCTCCGACGCGACCTCCCATTACAAAAACCGTGTAATCATTTTGCTCTCTGACGCCAGCAGAAAGGTCTACACCAACGCCTAGAGAATCAAACTGAGTAGAAATCGTTCCTTTAACAATGAGATCTGGGGACAATGACAGTTCACTTGTTTGTACAATTTGATTCTGGTACTGGAAGCTAAATGCAATTGGGGCTTGTCGACGACGATCCTGAAGATACTCCAGGGACCACATTTCAGGCCAGTAAGATACCTCCTCTCCTTCCTCATCTGGTATGATTGCTGATTGGACTAATTGAACCCAGTCGTTGGATGGGATGAATGTAGTCCCGTGCATGTCGTCGTGACGGAATCGAGTTCCAAGACAGATGGCTCTACCACCTTCAAACATGGTAGGAACGATAACTGAGTTCCAGTTATCTTCCATCGCTGTACGGATATCGCGGTTCTTAATTTCATCGGCTGACTTACAAATGTCGTCGATAATACAAAGATGAGAGCGTTTCGAGGTCACAGCACCCTTTAGACCTGCACAGCAAACCGTAAATTCTTCCTCACCAGTCGATTTGATACCTGCAAACTTCCAATCAATGCTCCAATATTCATTAGAGTTAATCCCTTTGGCGATTTTCACCGTCGGGAAGATTTCCCCGTAAGTTTTACTTTCTTCGATGATCCTCTTGATAGCGGCACTCTTTGGCCTCGCTACATCAATCGTGTAAGAGATATAAAGAATCTTCAGCGGCATCTTGTGTAGCGCGTGGACACCAATCGTCCAAGCAGTAAACAAACCTAAAACCGAAGATTTTGCACTCCCCCTTGGCGCCAGAATGTCGATGTTCGGTCCGGCAATTCCCTTTAAACATACGGAATCCTTATCAGTGCACAACTGTTTATGCCACTCCAAGTGATGTCGAGCCGGAGGTTTATCACCTACTACATCACAAAAATAAGCAAAGTCAGTGCGAGCCCGTTCGATGTCAATAGTACTCGTCTGCTTTACGACTCGCTTCTGAGCAGCAGCCCGAGCGGTTCGACGGTAAACAGAATAAATGCTAGTCCCTGCCACACGTATCCGTTGTCACTATGCCCGTAGCATAGCGCACTTCTATTTATGATTCTTCCTGCAGAATCTTGGTCCAAACACCCATCGACGCTTCCTGAAGAGGACCTTCAATGGGATCATCACGAAAAATAGAAAGCATCTCCCGCAAAGCTCGATCCGCACCAGCGAGGATGAGACCTTGTTTATCCATCAGTATCTTTTCATCTCCTAGCTGCTTAATCGTCCCACGGAGCTCTTTCTGCAGCATCGCAATTCTGGCAGTACCCATATCTTGTTTCACCATCCCCATATCAATGGCATCTCTGAGCTTACTAATATCCTCCTGCATGGAGTCAATCTCCATCTCGAGGAGACCACTAAAATCCCTCTTTTTGTATTCTTTTTTTGACCACTCATCGCACTCAACGATGCTACCTGTAAACCCGAGAAACCGGGCATACAGGTACATTTGAATTGGGGAGCTAGTTCGTTTACAGAATGATAAGAAGGATTCGCGGTCTTTGTCGGTTAAACCTTGAATCCAACTTGTCATACTCGGTACAGGCGCTGAGCCTGTTCGTAATCTCTTTGTTCTTTATAGCGCCTAAACATCTCTTGTTGCAAGTCGGTTAACCGAGTCTCTTCAGCAGTCCGACCAATTGTTTCACGCTGTTCCGCCCCAGTTAAACTGATCTGACGTTCTTGTCCGGCTAAATATTGAGCCTGCGTCTGACGCTGTTCTGCTCCGGTTAAACCGATCTGCCGTTCTTGTCCAGCCAGCAATTGGCCTTGGGATAGACGCTGCTGTTCACCAGTCAAGCCGATCTGACGTTCTTGTCCAGCTAGGTATTGAGCCTGGGTTTTGCGCTGTTCTCCACCAGTCGCAGCAATCCCTAACCGTTCTTCCGCACCGCGAGCACCAATCAATCCGGCTTCGCCTGCGTAACGTTCAGCTTGTGTCAAACGCTCTTGAGCACCAGTCGCAGCAATACCAAGACGCTGCTGTTCGCCAGTCAATCCGATTTGGCGCTCTTGCCCAGCAAGAAGTTGGCCTTGAGTTAGACGCTGTTCTGTACCAGTCGCAGCAATACCAAGACGCTGCTGTTCACCAGTCAATCCGATTTGGCGCTCTTGGCCGGCCAGCAGTTGGCCTTGAGTTAGACGCTGTTCTGTACCAGTCGCAGCAATACCAAGACGCTGCTGTTCACCAGTAGTAGCGATTGATTTTCGTTCTTCCTCACCGCGAGTACCGGCCAATGCGGTTTCGCCTGCGTAACGTGCACCGACCACTGCGGTTTCGCCTGCGTAACGTGCACTGACCAATCCAGTTTCACCTGCGTAACGTTCAGTCTGTGTCAAACGCTCTTGAGCACCACTCGCAGCGATCCTTAACCGTTCTTGCTCACCGAGAGCTTGAGCCCTTAAGCGCTCCTGTTCACCGGTTGTTTCAATACCAAGACGCTGTTGTTCACCGGTCAGCCCAATCTGGCGTTCCTGACTAGACAGTAATTGGCCTTGGGATAGACGCTGTTGTTCGCCTGTCAATCCAATCTGACGTTCTTGTCCGGCAAGAAGTGCGGACTGGGTTTGGCGCTGTTCTCTACCAGTCGCAGCAATCCCTAACCGTTCTTCCGCACCACGAGCTGATGTTAATTGTGCCTCACCTGCAAATCGTTCGAATTGCGTTAAGCGCTCCTGAGCGCCTGACGCTTCAATTCCAGCACGGTACTCTTTTCCGGTTGCAGCAATACCGGCCCGCTCCTGCTCACCACGGACCAATTCAGTGGCACGTGTTTGTTCACCTACTACACCTGCTTGAAGCCTCTCCTCAGCACCAGTAGCTTGTATTTTACGTACATCTTGAGTTGTAAAGAACTCTGAGTTTGTACGGTCTAACTGAGCGCCCAACTCCATATTGAGCCGCTGCTGTGCAGCACTAGCGTCATTCAGCGCCAGTTGTGTGCGCAGCGAGTCAGTGGGAACGGGCGTAGGTGCCGGCGGTGGAGGCGCAGGTGTGTACTTAATTGTCGGTGAAGGTGCTGGTGAACCGCCCATAGCCAATTCTTCTCTTAGATTATTTTAACAGTGTTTTGATCAGGCAACTTGGATATACTTACCAGCAAAGCTGCCAGCGAACTGTTTGGCTGCAGTTTGCTGCGCAGCCATCGCCTGTGCACGAGCAGCTTCAGCACTAGCCGCTGATGCCATTTGATTTTGCTTCGAAGCAACAATATCTTGAATCTGCGCTTCAGGACGCTTCATGAAAGAAGCAAAATCTTTACTGGCCGCGAGATTCTGGGCTAGGTTATAGGAGGAAATTGCTTGGGCAGCAGGTATTAACTGTCGAATTTGCTGATCACTTAAATATGCTTGAAGCTCGGCAGCTTTTTTAGCCTGATCGAGCGCCATCGGTTGCAAAGCCTTATTCAAGGCAACACTAGCTGCAACTTTTTGCGCCCATTCCTCATTTAGAGCTGGAAAATCTGCCCCATAATTGGATGTATATCGGTCTCTCTCAATATCGTCTTCTAAAGCTGAAGTGCCCTTTCCAGATAAAAATACACTGGGGTCAAAAATTCCGGCTTTTAATTGATCCTCATACGGATTCACATCCCTTTTTCCTGTTGAAAAATCAATCCCCGGCTTAAAAATACTTAGAGACCGAACGAAGTCTTGATTCATCTTTTTACTGGTATTGGTAAATTCTACCAATGTTGTTCGAAATACCTTGACCGAAGGTTTGGCCCAGGTTTTGAGCGCCCATCTGAGCGTTCTGGATCATAGCGGCTTGAGTCGCAATGTTTTGACCAATACCCTTCATTGCGGCTTGACGTTCGAAATCCTTTCGAGCAGCTGCTTCCCGGAATGCTAAATCAATGTCCCCGTAACGCTGGAGAAGCTCGCCTGTTACACGACCCTGACGTTGTGCTTCCAGCGTACGACCAAGTCCCGGTAATCCAAGAACCTCTGCAGGGAGTCCAGAGGGGGTTACATTCCCGTATTGATCGACCCCAGGTACAGCGGCAGGGAGGTTGGCACCATAATTAGAAACGTATGGCTGACCGCTCGCTAACACACCAACGCCTTGTTGTCCAACTTGACCAGCGCCACCAGTAATAGCACGAACAGGCGCGGAGAGTAAGTTGGCAGCGCCACCGGCAAGTCCAGGGAGTGCGAGAGTTCCGGCAGTCAGCGCACCAGCACCTAAAGCGGCTTTTGCTGCCTTCGAGCCAAGAAGAGCCTGCGTTGCAGGATTAATGGCGCTACGACCTCCGAGCTTAGCAACTTGCGTACCCTTATAGATATTCTGAAGAACCTCAGGGCTAACCTTACCCATTAGACCACTAATCGCAGGATTAGCCGCTAATGCAGAACCGGCCATGCGAATACCTGCTGGCAAATAAGCACCACCTGCCGCACCAAGACCAGCACCTAATAAAGTGGCGCCAATATCACCGCCGCTTTGGCGATATGCTTGAACGCCGCCGAGGACTGAAGTCGTAATCGGTAAAAGAGCGGCTAAAGCCATAACTAAAACATCTTCTTAATTGTTATTTTAACAAGGCTGTATCTTAAATATTCCAGGTTCGTCCGGCTACGTCTGCTGCTTTCCCAACCAAAGGAGCAAATGCTAAACTTGCCCCACCCGTAACAGGCGCCAACGCCAAACCAGCAATACTAGCAAGCGCACTACCGCCGCCACCGCCAAGGAAGCCGGGACTTCCTTGAACACCTTGGACTGTAAAAGGCGCAATTTGAGGTGGAGTATAAATAGAGGCATCTTGTGTCACTCTTTGAGCGCCTCCTGGAGTAAATCCACCGCCATAAGCGTTTCTCTTCTCCTCTTCCCTTGCCCTATCTTCAACTTCACTGCGATACTTATCTCTCGATTTGGCTTTATCAAATAAACTTTCAAATAGACCAGACTTATCAATACCTGGTGTTTGGTCCCAATCAATACCTTTAGAAAAAGATCCCCAATCGTAATCCCCTTTTATAGATCCACTACCTTCTAGTGGATTTTTGTACCCAGGTTGAATACTGCCGTAATCGTAAGACATTTTAGTAGCTATAGGTAGTGTTGAGCGTTTGACTTAACGAAGCATAGGGGTTTACACCTGCTGCTCCATAAGGAGCAGCGACGGCTCCCCCTCCGCCACCGGTTAAATTTTGTCTTGCTTGTAACAACGCCAATTGATTTTGAAGTTTCATCTGGTCAAGATATAAGTACCCTGCCTGTTCATTCGTCAATGGGAGCGTACCGGGTACAAAAGGCTGTCGACCGTAATCAGCAGTCTGGGCTTTTTCTTTAGTCAGAAGTGGAGATAAAACATTCTCTGCTCCAGCGACTAGTCCAGCGCCAACAAGTTGTGCCGTGGGGGAGATGAACTGGGCCGCACTTCCACCTAATTTAGTACCAAGTGCAGTACTTAATTTCTCACCGGCCATCCGCGTCCCTACATCGTGGAAAGACTTAAAAGCTTCGCTAGCTAGTTTTGCACCAGTGCCTGCAGCAATCATCCGAGTGAAACTCCCCTACTAGGAAATTCGCCTTTTACATTTTCATCGTTAATTCTACTAGTGGCACTCTCTGTTGTAAGAGCAACTAAACTCTCATTATCAGGGTAGATAGCTTTCCATGGCTCTATTAGACCACGCCGAACCGATGAAGCATAAGCATCTAAAAACCGATCAGCTACAAATTTATTTCTCGGATCCGAGAAATTTGAGTATGGAGACCGTGAAGCAATGTCTATCTTTTGTTGAGACATTGCTGCGGTTTCATCTGGGAATTTCGCTCCGGTATAAAAATCCCGATAGTCTGGATTGTCCCTCATCTTAGCGACCCAAGCATCACGGAAAGAGTTGGGGTCAGAGTCAGACTTTTTGAATTCACCAAGCGTGCCGCCATCTGGTGAATCCCCTCGACGCCAAGCAATATCAGCGGGTGATGTCTTACGTGTTCCGTAAAGGGGAGCTGCCACTTTTGATTAGCCTTTTTTCTTTTTGCGAAGCTTAGTTAAAGTTTTCGCCAGGTTGGCTTGTTTTACTGTACGCTTATCGTACTCTTTTGGATTCGCTGTAACCTTTGCGGCATACTCAGCTGTTGACATGCCGGCTTCTTCGGCTTTTTTCGAGAAGGCTCCAGGACGCTTAACTGCCCCTTGAATCCACTTTTCGTCGCCAGGCATGATTTAACGTAATAACTACTATTTTATCAGGATTCAGCGTCGACCTTTGCAGCAATCAATTTTGCGGTCTGAAGCTCAACAGCAGATTCTTCAAATGAACGAACCTTATCTGCCGCCACCTGGGGCAGCCAGTTCTTCGCCATGTCCAACGCCAGCTTCTTGATCTCCTCGGGGGTCAACTTACCATCAGCCACGGATTCGATCGACATTTCAAATGCGCGATCAATCTTGGATCCGTCCCAGCGGGCAAGGTTTTGATCGAGGACCGGATCGATAATATCATAGGCTTTTTTGACGACAGGACCGTATTTAAGGATATTAATCGCAGTGAGGTTGTTCTTCAGGAAAACAGCGAGTGCTGTAGCGCCAGCACCAATGATAGCTGCAATGATTGGCTCCAGGAAAGTCATGATTTGTTTCTCATTGAATTAAATCTAACACCGCCAGATTACTGAAGCAATCCCATGCTCCGACCAGCATTGATAAACCCACCGGCAGAATCCTGACCTTTGACAAAGCTACCACGTTGAATGCGGTCAACCAATTCATTCACGTATTTTGGATCAGCATCAAAGTTATAGGTCTGTGATCCTGACTTTGTCTTATAGGTGACAGCGACTTCATTGGCTGGTGAAACACTAATGTTGTGAATAGGACCAGTGGGAATTTCCTGCGAGATCATCCCACCAGCTTCTTCACGCGAAGTCCGCATAGACCTTGCCTGTCGCAAAAGTTTCTCAGTAGCGTCGCTGACGTTCTCTGCTACACGGGTTTTTGAGGGCTGACTAGTGACAACACTGGATTCAGGCTTTTTTGTAAGCATAGACACCGCCTGATCAATAGGCAGGTGGCCAAACGCCTTTCGCGCCAGTTCGATGGTCTCTGGAGATGCACCTTCAACACCAGTGGGCTTGGAAGTAGTAACGGCGACAGGCGTTTTAATGGCAGCTCTTTCAGGAGTAACTACCATCTCTGCAATCGGACTATCGTTCTCAACGGGCGATTCAACTAAAACCCGTGTCTGTGGCGTAGGGCGCACACTCGAGAAAGAGGTGGTTGATCCGGGAGCACCTACTAGTTCCTCCGGCTCCAGTGAAGCTCCGGCGCTGCGCATCATTTCCGCATATTCCGGACTCTGACGAAATGCTTCAACTCCACGAACCGAACCTTGTCCAATCGGGCTGATCCCCTCTTGCCTGCCTTCTTTAAAGATGGGCTTAAGTTGACGTTCGATCTTACCTGTAATGCCTGCGTTGTAAACATCCAAACCTTTCTGGATTTTTTCTTGTTGTTTCTCCTCTGCAGCAACACCACCTAAAAATTCAGCGACTAGCTCATCTGCGCGGTCACGAACAGGGGTGTGTGGAACAGCTTTTGTTACTAGCTGATCCAGTTCGCTACCAGGGGAGAACGTTGACGAGTTAGCAATTACTTGACTTTGGGTAGCAGGCTTTTCTTCGGAATCGACTACCGTAGGTTTACCGGGAGAAGTACCGCGTAAAGCTTGCGCGAGGTCAGTCTGATTGGTAACTACATCTTGATTGTAGTTATCTGCCGTCGTTCGTCTTTGTGCGGAGGGAGTCTGCAACGGACCTTCCGGAGTAGGTACACTCGCTTCATCGTCAAGAACCAACTTACCTGAAGACGGTCTAGATCCCAAATAATGACCCGCGATAAGTCCGGCGCCAGTAAGAAGGCCAAGTCCTAAGGCAGCCCGCCCTGCAACATCAATTGCCTTACCTACACCCTCAGCAGCCTGCATGAGGGGATTCCTCCCACGCGCTAAATCCTGGTTGAACATATGAACCTGCGGGGCAATAGCCATCCTCTCTGCAGGTGTGCGGGGATATGGATTGCCTGTCAGGTTGGACCAAAGCGCAAAGTCCTGCGGAGATACAGGCATTTTTATAAATACGTTATCTAGATATAAGTGATTTTAGATCGAGTCAATACGACAATATTGATAACCCTACCGGCCATATAGAGGGGGCATTTTTGGGAAAATTTTCCGGCTGCTATCTGGCCCGCCTGTCACAAAACTTTACGTTCCAGGAAAAAAGAAAGGGTATGTGAAGAGTTGCAACATTCTGGCCGGATGGGTCGGTGATGGGCTAGGGTGAGCGAAGCGGCCCTAGAAGTCGCTGTCCTTCGCACCTAGACAAGTGAACATCAACGAGCGTGCCTCGAAAGCCGAAATCATCTCGGCAGCCTGCGAGCTGACTGACAGCCAGCAGGAGAGAATCGAGGCGCTTACTGAGCAGCGAACGGTGCTGTTTGCACTCCTAGGAGTGCTGGCAGTGCTGCAGCTGCTGTAGAGTTCTGGGGGCTTCGGCCCCCTCCATCCACCTAGAAAGGAGACACCATGTACAAAGTCGGACGCATGACTGAGGGAGGCACCTGGGAGGTGCTAGTTGAGTGTGAGACTTACGCGGACGCGGATCACGCTTGCTACCTATGGGAGCACGTCTACCCACATGCTTGGGTTGACATTCTCGACGGGGCACTGACCCTAGTTGACTGAATACCAGGGGGCTTCGGCCCCCATCCATCCATCCACCTAGCAAGGAGAACCATGACCACCGCATCCAAATCCCTGCGTCTCGCCGATACCCTGGCCCGCGAACCGTTCGCATGGCCCGGCGGTTACCCTCGCTACGCTGTCACGTCTGATGGCGGTTGCCTCTGCAGCAGCTGCTGTAAGACTGAGCGCGATCTGATCGGCACAACCACGGGGTCCGACGGCTGGAACGTAGTTTGGCTTGCCATCAATTATGCAGACAAAGAGCTGGCCTGCGACAATTGCCACGAGGAGATTGTTGCAGCGTACGCCTGACCACCAGGGGGCTTCGGCCCCCTTTTTCAAGTTGATAGTTGATAGTGCTTAACAAAGTTCTGTTACATGTGAAGAGTTATGACATTTCGGCGGATGGGGCCGGCGAGGCTGTAGATTGACGGAGTAGTTCGCCTTAGGAGCGACATGGCTTACACGCTTCAGCTTCATGCGGATACCGGGAACTGGGCCACTCCCACCGGCATCGACGTGCGCCACGCGCTGAACAAGCACGAGGCCACTGAGCTGGTTCGGGATTGGGCTGAGGTTGTTGGTCGTTACGATGACGCGCAGTGCGCGTACGCGTTCGCCTGGAAGGGCGAGCATGACGACGTGACAGACCTCTACCCTGACTTCCAGGTTGTGCTTGGCACACGCCTTGGCGTGCACTGGGTTCCGGCCTGACACCAGGGGGCTCCGGCCCCCTTTTCATCAACTTTTACAAAGTTGATAGTTGATAGTGCTTCATGAAGTTTTGTTACATGTAACGAAATATTTCATTTCGGTGCCAGGGGCAGCCGATGGTCTAGGATTTGCTCATCGGGATCGAACCCGATCATTCACTCGCTCTTAGAACGCGATGGCAAAACCGAATCTGAACGGCCGCATCCTGTGGGAAGGCACAAGTCCTGTGGACGGCTCTCCGCTTGTCTGCATCGTGACGGGTCTGAACAAGCGATCGGCTAATGGCAAGACGGGCAGCATGCTGCAGATCTGGATTCTGCGTCAGGATCTGCACCCGGTGGAGGCTTTCAACACCGAGGCCGGCCGGGCCAACTGCGGCGACTGCCCCCATCACGGGCTCAACCTGGGCTCGTGCTACGTCAACTGGGGCCAGGCCCCACGGTCAATCTGGGAATGCTACCGGCGCGGCGGCTACCCCCACATCGGCTACGGCTGGCCAGTGTTCGCCGGTGCAACGGTCCGACTCGGTGCTGCAGGCGACCCTGCCATGGTTCCGGCTGATATCTGGGCTCTGGTGCTCGAGCACTGCGCAGCCCATACCGGCTACACGCACCAATGGCGACAGCCCTGGGCTCAGCACCTGAAAGGCATCTGCCAGGCATCCTGCGATGGATTCGCCGATTATCTGGAGGCTACGGCCCACGGTTGGCGCACCTTCCTAGTGAAGCCTGCCGGTGAGGCGGATCCCGCAGGCCTCGTGCACTGCGCGGCCAGTGTTGAAAAGGGCGCCAAAACCACCTGCGAGCGTTGCACCCTATGTGATGGGGCCAGCGCCGACGTGGTGATCGACGCCCACGGTGCAAAAGGCGGCCGTTTCGTCGCTGCCTGATCGAATCCGGGGGCTCCGGCCCCCATTTCACCAAATTCTGAGGATTTCACAATGAATTCCCCGTACCTTGGCTGGATTGTTCCCTACGAATGGCAGGAATCCCCCGAATGGGACGAAACCGACGCCGAATTAGACGAATATCCGCCTGATTGTGACGCTGAAGGCTACTTAATCGAATGAAATCAGCCCCGAAAGGGGCTTTTTTTCATGTTGATAGTTGATAGTGCGCAATATACGGAAATATTTCGCCAAAGTTGATAGTTGATAGTGCGTTACAGGGCGTAATTTACAAATTTTGACAATATGACTGCGTTTTAAGCGATTTCGGCGCCGTGATAGGCTCGACAGAGCGACCAAAGCAGTCGCTTTTTCACGTTTTTCGTGTTTTTTGCGTACCTGTCATTGCAGCAGGTACGCTTGGACACGGAACAGGGGTCAAATCAACGAAATTTGATCGATTTTAGTGCAAATGTTTGCTTATGTAACACTCTTTGTCCCTCCAAATCCCTTCCAGCGCAAGGGATGTGCGTCTCTCGCGCCTGACGACAAGTCGGTGGCGTTTTCAGGATTACGCTCGCCTGGGGAAAACTTTTAGGGGTTTTCCGCCTGGTTTTCGGGCCTGAACGCTGGACACAGCCGCATCTCCTGGACATGGACACAGCCCTGCATTTAATCGGGAATTGTGTTGATTCATTAACACACCGACCACTCGGTCAACGATGCGCTAGGTTCTTCTCCAGGGGCAACCCACCCTCTCCACTTAGTACGGAGCACACCATGCTTACCTTTGATCTGATCCTCGAGCACTGGCAAACACACCAGGTAAAGTTCGTGACAATTGAAGAATGCGTCGATCTCGACGACTGCATCAACCACGTCCACCAGAATGATCCCGACTGGGATATCATTCAGATCAAGCCAGCCTGAATCTCTCCCGGAGCCTCTAGGCTCCCTGAGGGACTCACCCTCACCTCCACTTAGTAAGGAGCCACAATGGATCACGTCATCGACATCACCATCTGCGTCGACAATGATGCGTTTGGTGTCACCTATGATGATCAAGCTCAGGAAGTCTGTCGGATTCTCCGCAAACTGGCAGACAGGCTGGAAGCAAACAGTCAGTATTTGGATCCCTGTTATGGGAGCTTCCCAACACTGAAAGACATCAATGGCAACAGGATAGGCTCATTCAGGCCTACAGTCCTTCCCCTTTCCTGAACCTCCACCTAGCAAGGAGCAATCCCATGAACACCGACAAACTCCAAGATCAGTTCGAGTCCGACACACTGCCGTGCGGACGCTGCGAGGGCAGCAAGCTGACCATCAGCGAAGCCTGGACAGCCGCAGACGGACGCCACTTCCCGCGCCGTGAGAAGCCCTGCATCTGGTGTGATGGCGTTGGCCATTTCACTAAGCCTGATCTCACTGCACTGGTGAAGGCCGTGAAAGGTCGCAAGCCAGGGAAGCTGCGCTCGAAGCGCCCGGATGATACCCGTGCCTACTTCATCTGGCGTATGGCTCGGTTCCACACTGGTGATGATGTGTGCCTGCCAATGGCTGCACAGATGGACATCGCTGGTGATCCCTACCGGGATATGCTCGAGCTGGTGGCTGAGATGCTGGCTGAGCGTCTGACTGGCCACAAGTCTGCTGGCCGCTCCAGGTGGCAAGCCGCGATGTACGGCACCGATCCCCAGGAGCGTTACATGCCTGCGTCTGCCTATCAGGGT